TCTTCAACAGAATCTTCTTGTTCAGAAACAGTTTCTTCTGGCGCTGCACTGGTTTCATCTTCGTTTTTATCGTCATCTTTATTATCAAACATTTTAATGCTCCTGCATTTAAATAAAAAAAAAGATGGCTACATTATCGCAGCCATCTTTTGATAGCTTAAAAAACTAATGGATTAACCGTTAGTATTTAAGAATGCTAATGGAATGTTTTTACGATCTGAATAGACGCGATCCCATTGGTTAGCTGCTGCAAGTTGTGTGCGAGTTGCAGAGATACCCTGAGTAATCGCAGTAGACAAGAAAGCAAAACCTTGTGGATGAACAATCTCATTGAAGCGAGAATGTAAGATGTCTTGACCACCACCATTACCAGCACTTTGATTCCGTTCTAATTCAGAAGGAGAAAGAGCAGGAGCAGTACCGTAACCAAATGCACCTTGACCAAACAGGATTGAAGTATAAACGAAACCATTTGTTGCAGCAGGTACAACTGGTAGAGCATCGTCAACAACAACACGCAGACCAAGATAAGTTGGAATGTTTACTTCACCGCGAGCATCTGGAATGAAAGCAATCAGGTTAAGTTTTTGCAGAGTTGTATATACAACAGAATGAATGCCAATTGCTTTTATTTGAGCAGCAGCATCGCCTAATGTTGCCAATGCATCAATTACAGCGTCAGCATGAATTAAGTTTTCAGCAGCGGCTGTATCACCAGTGATGATTGAAACGTCAATAACCATGTCACTAGTATCAGCAGCAATGTTATCAGCCAATACGCCAACAGCAGAAGAGATTAAACGTTGCTGAGAATTTACAGCCCAGTAATGACCAATGCGGCTAGTGATTGCACCAAGAGGGTCAGCGCTAAATCCATAGTTGACCAAGATTTATGTTGGTTAGCTAAACGATAGATTTGAGTAGCACTATCGATTTTGGCAGGAGTAGAATCTACACCCGGATCGTCAGTGGTGTAATCAGGTTCGTCGTTAGTCATTGGGTTAAAGTTAGGTAACTCGCCAACCATACCACCAACGCCAACCATTGCGTCAATTCGAGGGTCTTGTACAAGGATACCTGATGCGATGAAAGCATTTGCTTCTGTTGCCGCTTCTTGGACGGCAGCATTGAATGCTGTAGGTTCGTAGATGTCTACGAGGCGAACTTCGGCCATTTTAATTCTCCATTAAAGGTTAGTAGTCTCTATGGAGAACAATTCGCCAAAGAGTTATAAAAATTAATTTATTCCTCTCCGACCAAATCAGAGGTGTATCGGCCAAACCGAAACATGAACGTGTGGGGTGTATCTATTAGGCATAAAAATACCATAACTACATAATAATTGTCAAGCTATTATTTGCAGTTATGGCAATTTATTTTACAAGGTAAATCCTATAGAGGTACGCCAGCAGCCTTTTTAAGCTGTGTAGCAAGGGTAGGATTCTCCCTGTTGATTCTGGCCTGTTCTGTTACATTCTTAGTCTCAGCCTTCCAAGGATTGACCCCATTACCACCCTTACCGCCAGTGTCAGGATTTCCACCACTACCAGCATTCAACTCTGGAAATGCAAGACCGTATTTAGTATTAGCTTTAAATTCAGCTACTAAATCAGCAGGAGTGAACGGAGTAGTTGCGTCATCAGCAAAACGTTGCTTGCCTTCTTCATCGACAACTTGAAGACTATATTTATTATCTTCACCTAATACAGTTTTAACGCTGTTTTTCATATGAGGTAAAAGGAATAAAGCATTACCTTTTTCAGAGTTGATTTCTTTAACCAAAGTATTTTCAATTAACTCTTTATCGAGAGCAGTACGAAGTGAACCAATTTCAGCTTGAGATTCAGCAGTCAACGTAGCAAGAGCAGTATTATGAGTTTCATTGAGTTGTAACTTCAACGCTTCCCATTGACCTTTACCTTCAAGTTCTAGGTCGGCAAGTTCTTTCTGTTTCTTGGCAAACTCTACCTTATCTTTATTATAAGTTTCATAACCTTCTACATCAAAACCTTCTGGAACTTGATTCTTTTTCAGCTTGTCCATCTGCGTTAACAGTTTGGTTTTATTTTCCAGCAAACCATTTGTTTCAGTTTCTACTTGCAACTTAGCCGCATCATTTACAGCTTTTAAAGCTGCATTAATTTGGTCGTCTGTTGCACCTTCGCCCATAAGGGCTTTCATTTCGTCAAATGTCATTATACTTCTCCTGTGTGTTTTACTTAATCAGTTTGTTTATTGTTAACGTTACCATTATCTAAATTACTACCTTTCGTCTTTTTCTTTTCGTTACCTTCACCACCTTCGTCTTCTTCACCTTTACCAGTTTTCTCGTAAAGCTGAATAGCATTTTTTAACTCTAATGCTTTGATAAAGAAAGAAGGAGGATTTTTAGCAATCTCTTCAATTTCTTGTTCGAAGGTTGTATTGGTATCAATTAATTCGCCTTCTTTCATTTTATTGAACATTGTACGATGAGAGATTGCACCATCAAGCCAAGATTTAACTAATGCTATCTGAGCATTCGGTTCCATATCAATCTTAATGAAATCATTATTAAGCTTGAATGAAAAATCTTCTTTTATTGTTACGCCACCCCATTCAAAGAAAGTTCTTAATAGACTTTGAAGCTGTCCAGATACATTGTTGACAAGCGTTGAAATAATAGAAGTTTGTGCTGCTGTCCTAACAAGAACCGAAGTTGCTGTCTCTCTTGACACACCTTCTTTCTTGAGAATCTGCGCTCCCATGCTTGCCATAATATCTTTCAGGTTATCAATAAAATCTTGATGCGCTCTTGCTGAATTACCTGAAAATTCAAGCATACCAACATTAGCTTCTGGATTAGATAGAATCCATGCTTTTGACGGACCAATTGTTCCCGGATTATCTTTATCATCAATACCAGTAACCCAAGGTGTAGGTAAAGCCGTCCAGTGTAACATATACACTTGGTCTATAACCCGTTGGATTACGCTGATGTTCATATCAGATATATCTTGTAGCGGAGATTTATCAATACTGAAATTGTTCTTGTTAATACCATGAATGACTACAGGTATTGTTGTAAAATTCTTCCCATCTATCAGAGGATATACGTCTGCGCCTTCTTGCAAGACTTTTTCTGACTCAGGCTTTGATACTAAATCTTTTACACTGACTGATAAGTATCTACGCACTCGATACTTGTCATCTTTCATATCTAATACAATATAGCGATTCCTAACTTCTGAATCAAATTCATTATCAGGATTATCGACCTCAACTTCTTCTTTATATATGAATTGAGTTATGACAGGGTAGCCCTTTATTGAGCTAGTTCTAAAGGATACAAATCATTGATTGATGCACAAAAGCCATCTTCAAATACTCTATTGATAACTCGTTCACTAAACTCATTGATGCTATTGCCTAGCATATCGCAGTTTTTGTTATATTCTTTCTGCTTATCGTTAAATTCAATTTCTTTCATTACTGGTTCTTTTGCAAAAACTGTGCCAGTAAAACCATCTGTTACTTTAGGGTAGAGGACATACATCGGAGCCATTTTAACCATAGCTTCAAACTGAACATCCGATTGAGTTTCAAGCTGGATAAAATATGTACTTCTGTTAGCAATAAGAACGTCTTTACCTGCTCTTATTGTTGCATTCTGCATGATACGAGCTTGAGCACCAAGTACAGCACTATTCATCGGTGGTGAATTAATTTCTACGGAGTCAGCCATTATTAAAACCCTTTTAAAGTATGAGTCTTCATTGTATTTCTATTAATCGGAAACTTCATGTGAATAAAATAACCAAAACTGTCATTTATATCATCGATAGAGCTTCCAGACGTCTTCTCAGGTAGCTCAGTGGCCTTGTTGAACACCTGTTGCTCAAGTGCATCTGCTACCTTGCTACATTCTCTTACATTTACCTTAATAAGTCCAGTCATAAATGCAGAATTTACACTTTGAACTCTTTCCATTATTCGTGGATTCTTTTGAGGGTACTTGCAATGAAAACCGGCATCTTTTAGTAATGATATATCAGAAGTGGTAAACCCTTTACTGCTTGTATTCTTACCTGACGCATCTGGGTAGCAATATACCGGACTTCTAGGGTATCTGTTTCTGATAACCTCAATCATCTCCGGAGTATCCATTATATTTGTAAGATGTTTTACAGCATGAAAACCATTTGCACCTTCATACTGGAATAATGGATTCCCGGTAAATACAGGTTCCCGCTCAACAAATACTACTGCATTCATATTGGTTACATTGAAATCCATTGATATATGGATAGCTTCACCATCTCGATACATTGCATCAGTATCACATTTCTCTCTATCATACTGCTTGTATACCGCACCTACGGACATATTAACAAACTTACCATTGATGTAAGCGTCTACCAGCTCAGGTGGATATATCTGTTTCAGATTATCGTAATAATCTTTAGGTAGATGAATGTTCTCATAACCGCTAGCTTGAATAAGTGTGTAGTTATCAGGTTTATCTTTTTCAAACATTTGGTAGAGTAGTCTATAACCTTCTGGGGTTGAACCAACGATCATTTGGTTTACCCTTTCCATTTCCTCGCCATCCTCATCTAGCTTGATGGTTTTGCCGTCTTCTTCAAATATATTTACCTTCTTTCTTGCCCGAGCTAATGCCTTAATCCAAACCTGTCTTGCTTTGTCTGTTGGAAGGGTATCTAGCTCATCTAGGAGAACTGCAAAAACATTCATTCCTACAATCGTCTCTGGATTGTCCATAGACTTGAGAATAACGCGTCCACCACAATCAAAAAAAATCTCACCTGTAGTTTTATTGATTCTATATGTTATTCCAGTATCTTCTAAGACCTCAATTAACGTTGGGAATAGAATATCACGGAACATAGAATAAGTGGGTAATAAATATAGGAGGTCAACCTTCGGATAGGTTGTCTTCAAGTCTACCATCTTCGTTACAAGTGAGAAAGTCTTTCCACCTCCAAAACCTGTAACGAAAGCAATAGCCTTTGAAAAATCATCTTCAACAAATATTGTTTGCGACGGTGTTAGTTCAATTACTCTCTGTTCCATTTAGAATATGTTCTTAACCTTAATTTTAAATAATTCAAAAAGGTTAGATACATATAATCCACCGCAATGAGAGGGGTCACTAAAACCAAGTACAAAACATAAACCAACAGATGAATAGAACCGCCACTTTTCAAGACGACTCAGATTAGCTTTATCTTTATATAACAAAACATATCGGTCTGCTCTATAAGATACTGTTTCATCCCACGCTGCAGGTTTATCCCAATACGTAATTGATGAGTACCAGTTGTATATAACATCGGCTATTGCAAACACGACAGCTATTGGATACCATACAAGTTTAGTTACCATCCATTGCTTGCTCTCTTTGTCTACCCAGTTATAATACTTCATCATAATTGTAAAGAGTAAAACCATTCGTATAAAGAATGAACCGTGAAAATATACAACCCAATCAATCAAATTTTCCATTTTAATCTCCTTCGTTTAGTTTACTATCTATTCTGAATCGTCCTCAAGATAAATATGTTTTAGCTTCTCTAATGCGCCAACCATAGTTATCTTCCTGTAGAAGTTTGCATAACTATATGTTATTGAATCGTTGTCGTCAACCATTACTATCATGCAATTGACAATTACAGAATCTTTTGCATCTTTTACCGCAACCTCAAGTACCTCATTAACACTATCTAGTGTTTTATCAGCTTCAAATAAATCTATTACTTTACCCTTCATAAATTAGCCTCTAGTACCTTTTAAAAGGATCGTTATTAACGTTAACGCATTTGTGATGATAAGTCCATTTCTCAAGTTTCCGTATTCTTTCTTCTATAGACAGTTTATCGAGTTTATCAAAATGAGCTTTCTCTTTCCAATCTTTATCTTTCTGGGTACAGACGCTACAAATATCTGGCCTCATATCTGTTGAGTATGTCGTATACGTCCTTGAACATTTGTTGCACATAGTTTGTCTTGCTACTGCCATGATTTTTTCTCCTATAGAGCTTCTGCGTAAATTAAGACTGAACCTGTTTTCGTGGGAGGGGCGTAATCTACTAACATCTTTCTTACGTATGAATCATCTTGCCAAAAGTGTGCCTCAGTTATCGCATCAAATAGACATTTAAAAGGCCCGTCTATATCATGTATACCTTTACTTGGTGGAGTCCAAGTTATCGTTAAAAATTGGCTTGGATTATCTCCATTACTTTTACACGATATATTTTCCCTGCTTCTTTTATATACTTATGCGGGACTCTACCATTACACCGCATCCCGTAATAATCATTTATTGACGGAGGGAATGGTAAGTGTAGGAGGTAGCCGGCTTTACTCATTTTATACCTCTAGCATATCGACTGTCTGACCTGCTAGGTCGTGTTTCGAGTCTTCTAAGAACTGGGCTTGCCCGTCTTTAACAAAAGAGTGACATCTTAACTTATGATTAGTTGTAAGAACACTTGGTCTTAATGTCGGCTTCTCAGTGTCACCATTCCAAGTCCAGTTAGCCGTACCTTCTCTAGTTCCTTTAATCATCACCGGAATCATGATTCTACCTGCTGGACTAGGGAAGTTTAACTCGAGGAAGACTACATCTTCTGGTTCACACTCGCTGTAATGTTTGTCTAATGGTCTTGCTTTCATAGGTCACCGATATATTTTTCTCATTCTGAGGATGGATTATAACATAAAACTTAACCGGTTGCAATAGGGGAGGGTTTTTTTAAAAAATATCGTTTTCAATGCGGGGTATGGCGATAGATAAATGAAAATTTTTTTGGGGTGAATGTGGCACAGGATTTTTTCATAGGGCATAAAAAAAAACAGGCTAAAAAATTAGCCTGTTTATTTTTTCCTTTAATTTTATTTAAAAATATAATATAAAATAATTATCACTAGAATAATTTTAGCTATGATAATTATCATTCACATAGCAACAGAAAAAGTTTTAGTTCTAATGTCATACTTTAAAGAGCCACCAAAAGTTTCTCTAAGGTCTGTCATTGTTTGCCTTGAATCAATTTTGTACTCTGTTACTTTTCCATTTCTAGTAACAAATAAAGTGGACTGATTTTGAAAAGTTTTACACATGATAATTACCTCAAAAATTTTAAAAGTTAAGAGCCTAGAAAAATCTAGGCTCTAATTTTTTTAAGCTGTTAAGCTAGAAAAGAAATTTTGATATGCTAGGAACTCTTCAAAATACTCAATTCTGTGTGGAGCACTTGCAATCAATCCAGAGTTTAACAATTCATCATGTGAAAAATCAGGATTTGATTTAATCCAATTTGCAATTTCTCCCATGTAACCAGAATTATTAAACTGCTTAAATTTCTTGCTTGCTGTAACAGTTGATTTTGAAACACCTGAAAAATCTGTTATAGCTTTTTGCTTCTCACTATCTGACAAGCTAGAAACATCTAAAGAGCTTGCAAGTTTAGCAACATCTAAGAAGTGAGTAATTGTTTTACCTTTCACATGCTCAACCACTTTGGCCTTCAATTTTTCAGCAGTTAAAATCCATTCATTTTTAACACCAACTGCATGAATGGTATTCTGAATCTCTGAAAATTTAACACCTTGTTTAGTCAACTGCATAGCAGCATCATCTAATGATAAACCAGAGTTAAAATGTGCATCTACAATTTTTGTAACTTCTTTAATATTTTTCATGTTGTTTTCACCTTTATATAGAGCTTGGCATTATTGCCTTGCTTCTGGTATTAATTATAGCAGGTTTTACAATGTTGTATAGCATTTTAGAGTGTTTTTTTTAAAATAAAGTGATTATTTTTACGGTGAATAACGCCACTTGGCACGGTTCTTGGCATGGCACGATCATCGGAAAACGGAGCGATTAAGCAAGAAGCGTGCCAACTCAAAAGCGTAACGGACGGAACGCCAAAAATACACCTCACAAAAGCGTCGTCTGAATATAGCGAAATATCTATATGCGTATCCGCCTAACGTTATCAACCGTCAAATCGATACATGTCGTCAAACGTAGCGCTCGTTACGAATGGCAAAATATCTATATGCATATGCGCCTAGCATAATACAGGAATAAATAAATGTAATAATAAGTGAAATAAACACTTGAAACGTATGCTAGTTGTGTTATACTTCATCCTGAAATATTTTTATTGTTTTGAGTTTTATATAGAGCAGTACCGCACTAGGCAAAATGATTTGTTTAGTGTAAGAAATTATTACTTGCAATCGGTTTCATTTTGTAGTATAATTTCAAAACTGGAATTTTCCAGAAATCAAACCTTAAACGGGAGTAACAAAATCATGGGTAAGAAAGAAAATACAGCTATTATCGTAAATGGCTTCAAAGAAAAGAAAACAGACGATGCTATCCTTCAAGAACTTTTTGAATCTGGTGTTGCTTTTGGCGAATTACGCACAGTCTTCAATGAAATCATCAAGGATAAAGGTCTTCGCTTAACAAGTAAAGAGCGCAAAGAAAAGACTGATGAATTGATGGAAGGCGTTGACAAGATTGAAACAGTTGAAGAAATGCAAAAAATTGTTGACGGTCTTGCCAAGAAAATGAAAGTAGAAGATACCAAGGCAATGGGATCGCTACGCACTTGGGCTAAGGCTAAAGGCATTGACTTACCAAAAGCTCCACGAGTTGTTAAGACTCGCAAAGCTGGGTTTGGTGGTCATTACAAGAAAATCCTTGACTTCATTTTGGAAAATCGCGATGCAGATAAGAAAGCAGTTGTTGCATTCTGTCACAACGCAAGCATTCCAGAAGCTTACTCAACTCAAGCGTTGAATGTAGTTCACTTCGCTAAAGTTTGGAATGGTGAAGTTCAGCCAGAAGCAGAAGAAGCAGCCGAAGCTAAGTAATACCTCCCGGTAGCACAGGAATAAGGAAGCACTCTTCGGAGTGCTTTTTTATTGTCTTAAATTCATACACGCAACGCCCGCTCCGCATGGGTCACTCACCCAATCTCAACCACACGTATACCAAAATAGCAACCACTACTATCCCGTAGTTTTACCCCCTTGTACCGTGGTTTTAGGTTTGTTATAATGTACCCTAATCAATTGGAGAAATAAGTATGAAAACAAAAGTCTACGTTAAAAGAATTTCAAATGACCAATTAATCACTCCTGACGGCAAACAAACTATTGAAACATATCTTATCGTTGATGAAGAAGTCAGCGACAGTGTTGTACCAAATTACACTATAATGGCAGAGTTCTTAAACAGCGAGCTTATAGGCTGGGTATATGAATGTACGGACTTTGATAAAAGAACCAACTCTTTAGTAATGACGTTCACAGACCATTCTAGTCCAGAAGATTATTTAGAAACGTTAAATTAGGGGGTTGTAGCGCTTTATCAGTGTGCTATAATCTCTACCAGTAAGAAAAGAACTATAAATTTTAATCCACGAGGTGAAACATGAAAAAATTAATTCAAGAGTCAAACAACCTGAGCAGCGCATACTATGATAATGGTGAAGCTAAAGTATCTTACTTTCCACAAGGTATGGACCGAGGTTATCTTCATATTAAGCTTGATGACGAAGGTAAAGCAGTTCCATACAAAATATCGTATGAGTACACTGAACTGAACTCTGGAGCGAAGATTAACATTGAAGTAGCAGATAACGGGTTCATCATTAAGACTGGTGGTGACACGCAAATTGCTGATTCTGACTATGGCATGAAAGAAATCGTTGGTAAGATTATCAATTCGCAATATGATGAATCAGTTGACTATGACGATGGATTCCATTTCTTTCAAAACTTACCGGAAATGCTTGAAGAAGTTGAAGCAGAGTTAACACGGTAACCAAATCTCCCATCGCAAGGTGGGAGTTCTTTTTTATGAACGGAGCAAATTACTATGCAAATTGAAGAAGGAACGAACTTACAATGTGGTTGTTGTGGAATGGGATTCCAAACGTGGGAAGGTTATGAAGACCAAGACCAAGACGTTGATTATGGTATCTGTCGCATGTGTCAAGGTGACCTTGGAGACAGAGCGGATGATATGTACAATCAAATCATCGATAAAATCAGGGAGAGCTTGAGGGGTAACGACCTAGCCAAATTTAACGCCAAGCCAAGAGGTACTCAAGAATATATCGCAACTCAATTGATAAACTCAGGCTCTATCAAATGGCAGATTGGTGGCGATCATGAATTTAAATAATCCTTGGATGAAGTTATATATACATTCTGACGACATGAAATTTGAAGTTGTCAAAGTGTGTAAGTCAGAAAAGTTTGCTAACGAATATGGGCAAGATGAAGATATCGGAATCATTGCAACTGATGAAGACGGTAACATTTACATTGCTAAAAATGAAGGTGAAAAATTATGAACTATTCAAATCCACGAAAATCAGTAACCATAGAAGATTGGCCTTATGGCAGTAAACGGACAAGATGTAAATTCCTCGTTGAGAAAAGCAAGGGCAAAGAGAGAGCTGTAAGGATTACTACCAATCCTAAAAATGGCCGTGACAACAAACCTAAGAAGCTTACATACGCTAGAAAGGTATTGTTTGTTGATGGTGATGATGGCAGAACGTATGTTATGAATCAGGTTGGTCATGCTATTAATATCATGCAATCCAACATGAAGTATACGGAAGAGTATATAAGTACAGAAGATACTCGCTTTGGTCAATTAAACTTAATGTTTATGGAGAATGAAAATGCCGAAGATTAAAGAGAACACAATATTTGCCACGCCTAAAAAGTGGTCAGATATTGAAAAGTGGATTGAACGTCATAACCCAGAAGAAAGGGTACATTTGTATACTGTCGCTATGATGGCTTGGAACTTGGCAGCAGCCGTAACTAATATTGAGGAGAATGAAGATGTCGCAGCAGGATAAAGAAAACCGAATCATTGACAAAATAAGAAAGCTGTTTGCGTTAGCAAATGATAAATCTGCAACTGGAGCGGAAGGTGAGAATGCTCTAAGAATGGCTAACGCCATGTTGTCAAAACACTCACTTGAAATGCATCAGTTGACAGGCCACGATGAAACTGTGTTCTGTACCTTTGCAGAGTACAACCTGAAAACACCCGGTAGCATGACAGTCATCGGAGCAATCAGTAGATTCTACAATTGCCGCATCATCTTTGATTATAACTGGGAGATACCGAAATCTCTCATCATTGGTACTGGGGCTAACAGAATGACAGCTACCATCGTTATAGACCAAATCATCGATCAAATCAAGAAAGAGTGTAAGGGAGAGAATGCCGCATATAAACAAGGTGCAGCAGAAGGTCTCGCAGAAGTATGTAGAAGAATCACAACTGAACGTAACAAAGACACCACTGAGATATTACCCGGCACTGGCCTCATGGTCATAGACCAGAAGAAACAACAGCTATCAGCCGCAGATGCCTTTGTTGAAGAGAACTTCGGAAACCTTGGCAAGACTAGAAGAAAGAAATCTAGCGCAGCTGGCAGAGAGTATGGCAGAGGTCTGAACCCCGGAGCAAGAGTACAGGGTGAGGGTCAGAAGCGACTTACCTAAACAGTTTCACCTTGGGGGAGGGTTAGCGAAAGCGCCCTCTCTTTTTCTTCAATACAAATGTAGCGTTACGTGCGGGACGAATCCCTATTTTCCTGCTTAATCCGATCAAATTAGGCCAAATACGTGTCTCTGTGGGAGCTTCTAAGAGGATTTGTGAGTGAGGCTGTAGGGTGAGCAGCCTTTCACTGGAAATGGGCTGGAACAGGCTTAAAAGTAGGTAGAAATGCAAGTTTAACATAGGTTCTAAGTATCCATTTTCTTTAGCATTGTGTCAGGGTGAAGTATGACGACCAGACCCGAGAGCTTAGATATATCTGTGTCGACATCAACTTTATGTACCGCAGAAGGTGTTTCTTTATTCTCAAAGACTTCAATCGCTTTCTTAGCTCTTTTGATTAATGCATCGTAGTTCATTACTTATTCTCCAATGCCTCAAGTGACGCCATGAGTTTAGGTAACTGCTGTAAGTTGAAACCAGCGGACACAAGTGCCATGTACTCTTTAGCATCAGCTATCGTAATCTTACCCTCTGATACATTTGTAAGAATGGCGTTGATTTGGTCATCTATTGTCTTGCCCTTCAAATCTAACATTGGCGCAAGATTCTCAGTTCTGGTAATTATATCTTTCATGACCGACCAGATTTCTCTTTTAGCCCAAGCCTCGGAATCTGAGTCTTTAGTAGTTTTCTTTTTAGTGCCGTTTGCAAGTGCTAACATTTCATCAATGAGTGGAGCAGCGCCCTGCAAGAAGTTCTTCTTCATCTTTACCGGGTCAGACATAAGTTCAGCATGTTTAGCGGCTTTAACTTTTTGTAAGTCTATGTACTCGCTGTCAGTGAACTCAGACTTTTGCTTATCGCTAAGTTGCTCCCAGTACAGAGCAGCCAATACTTTTTTATCGCAGGCATCTAAGTTATCCCATTGGGTGAGCCAGTGTGATTCCCACATGAGGAAAATCTTATCTGTCCCGTCTCCGAGGTTTACTTTGCCTATTTTCTTATCTGTCATTCCTGTGTCTCGCTTTTTATTGTTTTGCTTTAAAAATTGGTAAAAATGCTCTAAAAATAATTCACCCGGTAGCTAAGAGTAAAGGTTACCCAAAGGTTACCGCCTATCTGTTGTAGAATGGTCAAAGGTTACCGCTAAGTTACCGCTAAGTTATTTGCTAAGTGCTTGTTTTTAATACATAATATCATAAGGTTACCGTTAAGTTAAGTTTTTGAAGATAATTAGGATACAAAGCGCTTTTATTTTTTTTTATGTTAATTGGAGACGAACACAATGGTAAACGCCGCGGTAACCTTTCTCCAAAACCGGGTAACCTTTCATTTATTCTATAACAATTACAGACACTTACAGCACATTCATCAGAGGTTACCTTGAGGTAACCAAGCGGTAACCTTTTCAGGATTTTCCCAAGAATACCGGTTGGTGACCACTCACTAACTTTGCCAATTTTCCAATTTTCCCAAAACCTCTCGGTTTCAAGAATCATGCCAACTTTCACCAAAAACCCATATTTTTCACTTCCGACCATAATCACACCAAATCCCCTCAAAGTTACCCCAAGGTTACCTCATAACCCTCGCTAAAAGCAATAGGTAACTTTGGGGTAACCTTTGTATTTTACATCTTTAACCGCTATTCCTAGCATCTTCCATAACAGGTTTAACAGCAGTAATTGCCGAACCCTGCAATGGTTTACCTTCAAGCAAACTTTGTTGCCAAACACGACCAGTAAATAGAACTAAAAATCTCTCGTACCAGTTCAATTTCCAACAAATCACGATTCTATCCTCCGCATCGCTAGCTCTAAAGATTCTAAATTCTCGTCCATATGCACCTATACCTGCATTGGATTCGGGAAAATTAGCAATATCCATAACTCCTCCTATTCAAATAAATCATCGTGAAGGATATTTTCTGCTAACATATGTAATGATTTAGCAACATCCTCTTTAGTAGAAACTCTTTTAACGTTCATGCTCTGGAAACGATTACCAGACTGAAACATAATATCGAAACTCATATCTGGAGTTTCTTGAACTTTTACAACGATACTCATACTATACTTCTCCTTACGATTCTAGTTATTGCCATACATGATGTGCCATATTACCGCCACATTATATCTTTGATTTCAAATTCTCTTATCTTAGCTTGCATAATGATTTCTCTATATTCTCTTAAACCAGTAGCGGAATCTAATACATACAACACAATAGATTTACGACCTAATC